ATTTCGGCTATGTCCAGAGACTCTAGAAACTGCTCTTGAATCATCGGTTCGAGGTATGTAAAGTAATCAAACTCTGGATCCAATTGTAAACATATCCCTTCTATGAGGGAGAAAGACTTAGCTAAATATACAAAACTTGTTGGTACAACAAACGGTTTTTCCATCGCCAGTTCGGCTGCCAATTCGTCGTTCATGATAGCACCGCCGTCGAGTGTTTCTAAATACCCCAAAATAGTCTCAAAAAACAGTTCGATATCGCTGATATCGGAAGACGTCGGCACGATGACCCCTAACCGAATCAAGATTTGAACGATTCCCTGTGTGTCTCGTTTAATGATACAACCGAACAAATCACCGAATCCAACCCTAAGTTCTTCGCTCAATTGAATCAGGAGGCCGAAATCATAGAACACCAGTTTTCCATCCTTCGAGACCCCCAGGTTACCAGGGTGTGGATCGCCGTGAAAGAGACCGCTGTCCATGGTCTGAATCACGTACGAATTTACGAGGGCTTCGCAAACCTTTTTCCTGTTGATCTTCTTATTTTTGATCTCTGTTATCTTCTCTGTTGGTACATATTCCATCACGATCATCTCACTGGTACAATGTTTCTTATACACACGGGGTATCCTGATCCAGTCATGGGCTTTCAGTGACTTTTTGAATCGTATTGCGTTATCTACTTCCTGCACGTAATCAGCCTCCCCGAGTAAATACTCTATAGAATCGTTTAATACGAATTCCGAACTGGCCCCCGTGTCGATACCGACAGTTTGGAAAAACTTCAATATTTTGGCTACGTTTTCCGTGTCCGATTTCATGGTCTCGTAGATACCCGGTCTCTTTAATTTTACAACGACGCGCCTCTTTCCGTTTTTCAGGACAGCTTTGTGCACCTGACCTATACTCGCAGATTTGAAAGGAGTTTCGTCGAATTCTTCAAATATGTCCATGTTCAAATCATCTTTCACCAGGTTATAATCGAACGGTGGGACGTTGTCTTGAAGAGATTCCAACTCACGAATGAACTCCGGTGGATAGAGATCACCGCGCGTCGACGCGATCTGACCCAATTTCACAAATGTCGGTCCGAGATCCAGTAACTGATCCCTGGTCCACCTACCGAGCGCACCTTTGTCCTCTGTGAAACGATCCTTCCACAAATACTTGGCCGCGAACTTCCACGTCTTGATTTTATTCCGCGATGGCGGTGGTGGTTTTACGACATGGTTCACACATAACATATCCTCTTACCTTTACCCAGGAACTTTTTCTCCATACATTATAAACTAATGGTTCGTCAGATCAAAAACCTTTTCGGTCCAGTGACGAAACCCACCGAACTTTTCATCAAGGCCCAGCCCCTGGTGTTCTCCCTCATCATCATGTACCAGGGCCTGTTCGCACCCAACGCGATCGCCATCCCCGAGCGCCTCGATAAGCTCTTCGGGAACAAGGTCTTCCGTCTCGTCTCCCTGATGGCCATCGCATTCGGTGCGACTGGAGATATCGAGTACGCCCTCGCGTCCACGGTCATCTTCCTGAGCGTCATGTACCTCCTGAAGACCCCCGAGGAGCGCCGCAGGACCGGCTTCATTTAATTTGTGAGGCTATACTAGAATGAAGATTCATGTCGTCGGCGCGGGTCCCACTGGGTTATCCCTCGCGTGGGAGATCGTCAGGTCGACCGACCACGAAGTCACCGTGTACGAACGTAAAACGTCTTGCGGAGGTTCGTGGTGGGAACCTGACACAGAGGTTCGTGATATTCACGCACACCGAGTACTTTTTGACAGAGGGTTCGTCAACGCCCAATCCTTTCTCAAGGAAATGGATCTCGAGTGGGATGAACTCTTCCAGAAGATATCACCGGACTTTTATACCTACACACTAAAAAAGTTTGAACCGAAAGATTACGTCGCGGTCGTGGAACTTTTTTTCAGGGTGACATTCAAACCCGAGAAATATAAATCAATCTCGTTACACGACTATTTCGAAAATAAATTATCCGATGGCGGTAAGAAAATCATCGAGCACTTACCTATAAACATCGATGGGGTCACATGGAAACACATGTCGGCGTACGAATTTATCAAGACCGGTGATCAGCTTCTCTTTTCTAGCCCCTACACTCAAAAAGTTTCAGGGAAAATCATGAACGATGCCGTGGAGGAAAAACTTCTCGGCGCCGGTGTGAATTTTATATTCGGCTCGGAACTCGAAAAAGTGGAGTACCGAGAAGACGGGTACGAAGCATCTTTCAGTGATGGGACGTCCGTATCCGACGGAATTTTCTACATGTGTGTAGATAACAGCCCCGCACTCAAACTCATAGGCGATAACTGGGGACCCCTGGCTGAGAAGAAGATCCGAAGCGCGACCTACGGGTCGATATGCGTCTTACTGGATTACGACGAGTTCGTGCCTGCCGGTGAGGAGCTCGAGACCCTGACCACCACCAAATGGAACATCCTCGTTTCGAATTTACCCGGGACCAACACGGTTTCGTGTGTCCTATGCGATCTCACGAAAGAAATTCTCGCCAGCGAACCGGATGTCATCAAACGGGAGGTGATTCACCAGCTCGGTCTTCCACCACCCCGAGAAATCAGGATCGGATGGGGAAGTGAATGGACCGGCGAAAAATGGGAATTTTCACAGAGTTCGGGGGTGTTGGGTCTGAACGGGCAAGTCCCGTTTTTTGGGGTTTGCCCCAACGTCGCACTTTGCGGTATGATGTCGTACCGCAACACACCCTACTCGAGCATAGAGGCCGCGGTCGAAGTTTCCAGGCGGCTCAGTCACGAATGTTTCGGGACTCGGTACCCGCTCAAACCGATCGCCGTTTCCCAGGTACTCGCGATCTGCGTCGTGACACTCCTCGTAATAATTCTTGTATATCGTAATAAGAACCAATGAAGTTCTCAGCCGAAGTATACGAACCGATGTATGATTTCAATGATAGGAAGTATCTCAGGGTTTCAGTCCCTGAGAATGTCCGTGCCACCATTGAAAACATGCATATGAAACGTACACACCTTTTGAAAAGTGTAAACGTGGACGACCCACTGCAGGGTCGAGTGCTCAGGGTTAAAATTCCGTTCCGTTACAGGAGAGTGATGTGCAGCGTCGAAGGACGCCCCATTCAGTCTCTAGTAAGGGGGGACGAGATCGAGGTGGTGGTCGACTTCAAGGGGGCTTGGAATGTGGAGAATCACTCGGGTTTCTCGTGGGTGCTTTCGTCCTCGATCTTTTCGAGCTCCTCGTCGGAGGCCTGAGTTGGATCACGCGGGAGTTCGATCGTCTCCAGCCCCCCCTTTTTAAGGTCGCGGAAGGTCTGGAGCATACCCTGAAGCCTAAATATCTCCTGGGTCATCTGCTCGATGGTCTGAGTGACCTTCTTAATGTTTTCGTCGATGTTCACGGTGGGCATTTACGTAGTTAAAGTTTGTAGTCTTTAACTAGGTAAAGATGGGTACACTGACACGGACCGGGTACTTGATATCTCGCACCGAACTGAGCAAGGTTCCGCACCAGGCGGTCGTCGTCCTCGGCGGTTTAAAAAAAGAGCTTACCGTAAGACCCGTAGTCAACTCGGACTATGGGTTTCCTCCACCGCCTTTTAAGGTTTTCCGAGCGACTAAAGACGGAATCTGCGCCCCGAGATTCTTCGGAATCGATAAAATGGGCCCACCCAAAATCGACAAAAGACCCGAACCTGCGAAAAGCACAGCCAAGTTCACAGGAAAATTGCGAGACGCCACCCACCAAAACGAAGCCTTCGCAGCAGCGATTAAAGCAGGCAGCGGCGTCCTTTCTTTACCGTGTGGGTTCGGCAAGACGACTGTATCCCTGGCCATAGCCTGTAAACTCGGCTACCGCACGATGATCGTCGTGCACAAACAGTTTCTCGCGGATCAATGGCGTGAGCGTATTCAACAATTTTGTCCCGGCGCGACCATAGGTGTCGTCCAACAGAATAAGAAGGAGGTCGAGGGTTGCGACTTTGTGATCGCCATGCTTCAATCTCTGTCTCTCAAAGAATACTCCTTCGACGATTTCGATTCGGTCGGGACGGTCATAGTCGACGAAGCGCATCACATTTGTGCCAAGGTGTTCAGTCAGTCCCTGTTTAAAATGTGCCCACGCCACATTTTCGGTCTCTCGGCTACCCCCGAGCGGAAAGACGGTCTTACCAAAGTTTTGCATTGGTTTATGGGCCCAACGTTTTTCGCGGTCGAGCGGAAGAACCAGGAACAGGTCGAAGTCTTTCCGGTCACCTTTGATTCGCCGAATTATAAAAATCCACCGCCCAGTATGCGAAACGGTAAAATTAGTATGCCGAATATGATTACGCTTCTGGTCGAGGACCGACAAAGGAATAAAATGTTAGTGGAACTGGTAAAAAAGGCGTCGGCGGGGACGAGACAATTACTGGTCCTGAGCGACCGGCGACTTCACTGCGAGCTGCTCCACCAGTGTTTTCCCACGACTTCTGGTCTGTACATGGGAGGCATGAAAGAAAAGGCCCTCCAAGAATCGTCGAAGAAGAAGATCATCTTCGCGACGTTTAGCCAGGCACACGAAGGGTTGGATATCCCGACACTCGATACCGTCATATTGGCGAGTCCAAAATCGGACATCGTGCAATCGATCGGACGTATCATGCGAGAGACGAAGGGAAAGAAGAACAATCCACACATCCATGACGTACATGATCCATGGAGCGTGTTCACCGCAATGTTTTACAAGCGCATGAAAGTGTACCGACAGGGTGGATTTAAAATTCACGGTAACGGTAAAATTGCCGAGGAAAAAGACGAATTCCCCCGAGGTAAATGCTTTTTCACATAATTACTTTCTCTGGTTAGCCTTTTTAATAAAAAGATTCAGGAAAAGCTTCTCGTAAACGGGTTTCTTTTTAGTTACCATTACCGCCCTAGACAGACGCGTGCCGTTCGTGTTCAAATTCTTGACAATTTTTTTGCGGTTGCGACCGCCCCTGTAGACCGACTGAATCTTCGTCGCGGCCTTTGCCTTTTTTTTATACGTCGACATCATTTACTATGTACTGACATTATTTACCATCAGGGGGTAGACCCTCAGGTAGATAATCGACTTACTTTTTCATTGAGTCCGAAACGGCTAACATGACCACACCTACGATAAAGGCCAGGATCACATAGTTCAACTCGGTATCCTCATCTCCTTTCTCGGGCTGTGGTTTCTGGGGAGCGACGGCCACCTCAGGGCGTCGCTGCGGAGGAGGTTCGAGATCCTCCAGCGGGCAATACGCTATCATATATCATTATATCACAAATTAATTTCATTTTTTTTGGTCGTCTTGCGACGCCTTTTGGGTTTGGACCCGACGTTGACCTCCTTGATCTCGCCGCCTGTGCTCTCGCCTGATATAGACATGATATCGCTGAGTTCATCATCCTCGTCGATCGGAGGCGGTCGGCTCCCGCCGGTGTTCAAGTTCGAATTCATGGGCATAGGAGGCGGCATAGAAATGCCACCCATCAAGCTGGCAATATCCAGCCCGGGGCCCTGCATCTCGTAATTGCCCGTACCGCCCACTGGAGGTTCCACGAACGGCTCGTCGGGGTTCCTCGGTGCCGTGTTCTGCACGGCCGACATCATATTCTTCACGAGTTCAGGGTTTTGTTTAATGACGTCATTCATGTTCGGGATCGCAGTCTTGAACATGCTGTTTGTGAGATGAAACATCATCGCAGAACCGCCGAGCATCATGATCAATTTCACCTCTGGCGCGACACTGACCTTCGAACGGTACTTGACGTACAACTCCTCGAAGACCGAATCATAGTCATCAACGTTCTCCATGACGGATTCGGACCAACCTTCGAGTTGAATCTCGAAAGGGTTATACCGCTTGTTGAGGAACTCAAGACCGGTGACACAGGCCACCAACATACGTCGCGAGAATCGAATCGACTGTTCGACATCGATCGAATACGTAATTCTTTTTACTTCCGAACGAAGCTCCTCGACGTTCGAGTACGCATTGAGCCGTTTGTTCACGGTAAATCCTTTCTTCTCCAGGCGAGCCAACTTATTGAGTAAATCACTCTTCTCCTCGTCGATGGAGGTGTACCCCTGAGTGGGTTTCTGTTCCTCTGATCGCATACCAGGACCGTCGTCGTCGTCGAAATCCATCTCATCGTCCTCATCGCCGTAATCGATTTCTTCGTTTTGCATGGGATGTGCTGCATTGGGAACGGACTGCTTATCCGGGTTCACGAATGCATCCATTGCCTCCTGGTGTTGAGGGGGAGGGCGTGTACCGAACGCGCTCTTCTGCGGGCGCGGGACAGGTTTGGCGCGAGGTACTGAAATTTCGATCTCATCGTACAGGGCCTGTTCGTCAGCATCCAATTTCATCACGTTGGTACGTCCGCGGTCCAGGGTAATGTCGTCCATCTCTACCCTCTAATAATAATTATTACGTTTCTCTTTAACGCACTTTTTTTGTAGACGTATAGTAAATATGTTCCTCAAATTCAACAAGACCAACCGCGGCGCGCTCATGTACATGGCCGTCCTCTTCGGTCTCATCTGTGTCCTGACCGTCCTCCAGGGTGGGTCCTCCGGGTACCAGCCCAGGCCGATCACCATCAACGCCGTGAGCCAGGGATCCCTCTTCGATCTCGACCACAGCGAGGAGTGTGTCGCCGGCGCTCCTAACGGCAGCCCCTACAGCAAGTCTCTGACCCCGGGCGGTCTCTGCGGTGCGCAGGGTCTCGTCGCCGACCACGCCGGCTACTCCATCTCCGGGGGTATCGGCGGATCTTTAATCTAAACGTATAGTAACATGGTTCCCGATCTCAATTACGAGTACCACACCATCACCATCGAC